GACCCACTCCTTACACAGCTTATAGGAAGAATTATAAGACTCTACGAAGGCAAACCACAGCCAAGAATCGTAGATATACACTTAGAAGGTCGCACAGCTAGAAAACAAGCAAATGCGAGAATGGGGTACTACATGAAACAAGGTTATGAGGTTTCAGAAGTATAGCACAGAAAAATGTTTCTTGACAAAAAGTTATAAATTTGATATAATATGTTATTCTATAATTGGGAAAAAATAAAAAGGGAAAGCAATGGGAGTGTTAAGGATGTTTTAACAATCCTTCATATACTTACCTATAAATTACCCCCTGTAAATAGATATGATAGAAAGTTCAAGTTTTGGACTAAAAGTTTTCATGGAAATAGTTTCCTTGTAAACCCAAAACCTCTGTTCATTCAAAGAAGGAGATATTCGGATAGCGAGATTGCTCAGTATGCAGGTATCGCATCCTTACGCAACTATTACGAATATCAAAAAGATAAAGATACCACACTAGACCTCTTTCACTTTCACGGTAGAGAGGACATTATTAAAAAGAACAGATTACTTTGGATTGAGAATGATAGAATACATTTTAAATTTGAAGAAATCACATTAGGAGAAATGAAATGGCAATAAAATTTAATCAAGCCAAGGGCGAAGCCCAGAAAAACAAAATAGACAGTTATCAGTATGTAGAAGGCGATAACAAAGTTCGTTTAGTCGGTGACATGTTACCAAGATATGTTTACTGGCTAAAAGGTGAAAATGGTAAAAACTTACCTTTTGAGTGTTTATCATTTGATAGAAACACCGAAGCATTTAACAACCTAGAGAAAGACTGGGTGAGAGAGTATCATCCTGAGCTTAAATGTGGTTGGTCTTATGCTATTCAATGTATTCATGACGGAAAAGTCAAAGTCCTAAATCTCAAAAAGAAACTCTTAGAGCAAATCATGGTTGCCGCAGAAGATCTCGGCGATCCGACTGACCCTGAGACTGGTTGGGATGTGCACTTCAAAAGAGTTAAAACTGGACCAATGGCTTACAATGTTGAATACCAACTACAAGCACTGAAGTGTAAACAAAGACCTCTTGACGAGGCAGAACAAGAATTGATTGCTGAGTTAAAATCTATGGATGAAGTCTTACCAAGACCTACTCCTGATGCTCAAAAAGAACTTCTTGACAGATTAAGAGAAGGTGCTTCAAACGAACCAGATGAAACTATTACTGACGAGTTTGACGTATCATGATTTTATTTACTGCAGATTGGCATATTAAACTAGGACAGAAGAATGTTCCCGTTTCGTGGGCATGTACTCGTTACAAGTTATTTTTTGACCAAATTTATGAACTAGAAAAAGATGTTGATTTGCACATCATTGGCGGGGACTTGTTTGACCGAGTCCCCTCAATGGATGAACTCACGCTCTACTTTGACTTTGTAAAGGGAGTTAGTGTGAAAACGATCATCTATGATGGCAATCACGAAGCTACAAAGAAAAACAAAACTTTCTTTACAAATTTAAAAAGAGTTACAAGCGAACTAAATCCATTAGTACAAGTAATAGATGAAACTACTTATGGAGAAATGGTTCCACATGACTATGCAATACTACCTTATGCAGACTTACATAAAAAAGATGCAATAGAAAGTATAGATGCAGATATTTTATTTACTCATGTGCGTGGAGAGATACCACCTCATGTACAACCAGAAGTAGACTTAGACAGATTTGATAAATTCAAACTTGTATTTGCAGGAGATTTACATGCTCACGAGAATACTCAACGAAATATTGTATACCCTGGCAGTCCTATGACGACAAGTTTTCATCGTAATCGTGTAAAAACTGGCTACTTACTTATAGATAATAAGGATTGGAGTTGGACATGGCATGAGTTTAACTTACCACAGTTACTTCGTCAAACTGTGACAGACCCAAGTGAAATGGTACAAACATTGTACGATCATACTATCTATGAGATAGAAGGCGATGTTGCAGACTTAAGTAATATTAAGAACAGCGAACTACTTGATAAGAAAGTTATAAAACGAAAGACAGAGGCGACACTAATATTAGACCAAGATATGTCTATGGAAGAAGAGTTATCAGAATATCTTAGTTTCATATTAGAGTTAGAAGAAAACAAAGTTAAGAAAATTTTAGGAGTGTTTAGTGATTACGCTAAAGAAGCTGAAGTGGGATAATTGTTTCAGTTATGGATCGGACAATGAATTAGATTTAAGTTCCGACATAGTTACTCAACTTGTTGGGACAAATGGAACTGGTAAAAGTTCTATTCCATTGATACTTGAAGAAGTATTGTTCAACAAAAACTCAAAAGGAATAAAGAAAGCAGACATACCAAATCGTGAAGTCAATAATGGCTATAATATATCTTTGACTTTTGATGTTGTAGACGACCAGTATGAAATTGATGTTGTTCGTAGGGCAAATATAAAAGTAAAACTCTATAAGAACGGAGAAGATATCTCAAGCCATACAGCTACTAATACATACAAAACATTAGAACAAATAATTGGAATTGACTTCAAAACTTTTTCTCAAATTGTATATCAGAATACTAATGCAAGTTTACAATTCTTAACTGCTACTGATACAAATAGAAAAAGATTTCTTATTGACCTTTTACAGTTAGATGACTATGTAAAATACTTTGAAGTTTTTAAGGAATTATCACGCACTTTAGGCGGAGATGTTTCACGCATACAAGGGAAAATTGACACAATTATTAAGTGGTTAAATGATAATAAATTGGAAGATACATCACTACTTCCAAAATTAGATTTACCATTTTACTCGGAAGAAGATGAAGAATCTTTACGTTCTTTACAAATAGAAATGGAAAATATTTCCGAAATTACGAAAAAAATTAATCAAAACAATTTGTATAAAAGCCAGTTGGAATCCATAGATATTGGATTAGCGAAAGAGTTTCTGAGTATGAATGATTATGAAGATACTTCTGACTTAAAGCAATCTCTTGGAGAACTTACTAGCCGTGCTAGTCTTGAGAATAAAATGATTAAAAAGTATACCGATCTTCAAGAAATGGATCAAGGTCGTTGTCCTACTTGTGAACAACCAGTAGATTATGAATTTATCTCTACACAACTAAGAAATCATATATCCGAGAAAAATGGTTTTGTAGAGAGAATAGATGCAGTAAAGAATAGTATCTCTAGAATAGAAAAAACAAACAATACATTCACACAAATGCAAGAAACAGTAGATAATTATGAAGATTTACTAAGAAGTGTGGATATGACACTTGCAAATGAAGTTCCAAATAGTAATGAACTGCAAGAAAAGATTGAGAAAATAAAAGGTAGAATTAGAGACAGAAAAAGTCGTGTTGAAGAAATTATTGCAGAGAATGAGAAAAGAGAAAGACACAACACACGACTCTCAATCATACAAGAACAACAAACAGATTTTGAAAACCAACTAGATGAATTATCTGCCAATATTGGTGAAATAGAAGATAAGTTATCACATGTTGAAATTTTAAAGAAAGCATTTAGTACAAATGGACTACTTGCTTACAAAATAGAGAATCTTGTAAAAGATTTAGAAGTACTAACTAATGAGTACCTAGCAGAATTATCTGATGGTAGATTTAGTCTTGAGTTTGTAGTATTGAATGACAAACTCAATGTAGAAATAGATGATAATGGTAAAAAAGTAGATATACTTGCCCTCAGTGCAGGAGAGTTAGCAAGAGTTAACACTTCTACACTACTTGCAATTCGTAAGTTAATGAGTAGTATTTCTAAGTCCAGAATCAATGTATTATTTCTAGACGAAGTTACAAATGTACTTGACGAGTTAGGGAAAGAAAGAATGGTTGAAATATTACTAAGAGAGGAAAACTTGAATACTTACATAGTATCACACGGTTGGACACATCCACTATTGTCCAAGATAGAAGTTATAAAAGAAGATAAAATTAGTAGATTAGATGGTCAATCCTAGACAAAAAGGAAACCGAGGAGAACAACAAGTCATTAGTCTTTTAAATAGATTGACTGATGAAGAATGGGTACAAACTCCAGGCTCTGGTAGTGGAAAGATAAAAGGAGATTTACAAGTACCACTGAAGCATAATATATTTACTGTGGAAGTTAAGTTCTATAAACATGTCGGTTTTGACAGTAAGATTTACACTCAAAAAAGTAATAATCTTTATAAGTGGTGGAGTAAACTGTGTAAACAAGCACAGGATATGCAACAAGAACCCTTACTAATATTCAAAGAGAATCATGGTAAGTTCTTTGTTGCAACAGTACGAAAACCAAAAAATACATTGCGATATATGCATATTGCCTGGCTGGGTGCATATATACTTATCGCAGAACACTGGCTAGAAAAAGAGGAGATAGTATTTACAAATGGCGATCACATTCTCAGACCTTGGGAACCCAATTCAAAATGGGAACTTGCTGATAGTTGATGGTCTAAACATTGCATTTAGATGGAAACATCAAGGTGTATTAGACTTTAAATACGATTACATCAGAACAGTAGAAAGTTTAGCAAAGTCATATAATGCTGGCAATATAATAGTATGTGCTGATGGTGGTAGTAGCTATCGTAAAGAAATTTTTCCTGAGTACAAAGCAAACCGTAAAGAGAAATATGCAGAACAAACTGCCCAAGAAGAGAAAGAGTTTGAAATGTTTATGGCAGAGTTTGCTAATACTCTAACAGAGTTAAGAAAGAAA